CGGTGAGGTCTAGCGACGAATCCTTGTTCTTATCGTATGTCACCCACTTCTTCGAGTAGGGCATGCCGAGGAACAGGTCGCGGAACGGCTTGTAGATAACCCGGCGCGTGATGGTCGTGCTCACCGACTGAAACATGAACACGAGCGGCGTCGCCGGTGACAGGCCGAACAACCGCTGCGGCTCGTGGAAGCAATCGAACAGGTAAAGCTGGAATAGCTGCGTCACGTGTGCGCACGCGGTCTTGCCCCAGCCGGTTGCGCCGCCCGCCAGCACTTCGAACACCGGTTCCTCACCGATCAACACGTCAGCGTTCACGCGGCGCAGGTCATCGCGCAGCAGCGGCCACACCTCCATCAGTTCGCCAAGGAACTCCTTCGACTCGATGAACTCATCGATGGTCACAGGGATGCGCTTGCAGCGCGCGATGGCGTGCATGAACGCCGGGTTGTCGTTCTCGATGATTTCGTATGCGGCCTTCCGAAAAATCTCAGCCTCGCGCGGCATGCCGCGAGCCAATGCTTCGGAGTACGCGCGGTCGGCTTCACGCTTGCGCTGGTCGAGCCACGCGGCCCGCTCGCGCTCGTGCTGGATGCGCCGGTCGAACTCGTGGCGATCAATTGTCTTCTTCATCGCTCACGTCCACAATCTCCGCGCCCTCGGGCACGTGGCCCCAGTTGCGGTGCTGCCCTTCGGGAGCCGGAAGCTGCGGCGCAGGTGCGCCACCAAGGAACGACTTCGCCAAGTCCATCAGCGCGTTGGCACCCTGCGTGCGCGAGTCCTCGCTGTCGGCAGTCTGAACCTTCATCAGCGGGTTGTTGAAGAAGCCTGCGAGTTGCAGCACCTTCATCTGGTCGCCCATCGCCTTCAATGCAATCTCCGCGCCCGCGCGTTTATCGTGCCCGGTCTTGCCGCTCATCATCAAGCGGTGGCCTTCGGCAGCGATGGTCTTGTAGGTGCTCAACGTCTCACCGAGGATCGGCAGCGGGTCGGCCTTCTTCACCTCTTCGGCCATCTTCGCAATCATCTTGGCCCGCCACTTATAGACCGTGCTCAGACTGACGTCGAACTTCAACGCGATCTGATCCATCGGCATGTTGGCGAGCAGCAGTTGATGCAGGGTTTGGAAGATGAAGTCTTCGGTGTACGGATTAAGTTTCTGGTCCGCGTTGCGCGTCGCCCGCGTCTTGCCGGGCTTCACCTGCACCTCGGTCTTCGGGCGGTGGTAGCGCTCGATGTAGCGGAAGCGGTCAGCGATCTTCTGCGGCAGTTCCACCTCGCCGTCGTTGCGCACGCGCAGCACTTCCTTGGCGGGGAAGAGGTCAACGAGGTCTACGGGGGCGTCGGCTTCGATCACAGTCGCAGCGATCCGCTGGTTCTGTGCATCCTTACGCTGCCCCAGCGGGCGGACCCTCGTGCGAGTCCGTGGCCGGTTGCTGCTTTCGGTCATGATGGTCTCGCGTTAAAGGTTGGTCCCGTATTCGGCGGCGAAGGCGTCGAGGCGTTCGGCAATGCTGCTGCGGTCCGGGTAGCGCAGGCGCAGCACCGTGAGGAAGTTCGTGAAGCGCTCGAACTGATCCTTGCTACCGAAGTGCAGCGTGGTGACAGGTGCTTCGGTTTGCGAACCAGTTCGCTCGCCGCGATCCTGCGCGCCACTGCCCGGTGTCTCATCGAGCAGGAACGCGCCGTCCTCTGCGGTGTAGCCGAGCGACAGGAAGTCGGACTCATCGACGTTCAGGCGTTGAAACTCTTCCTTCACTGCCGTGTTGTCGAGGCCGGTGTTGAGCGTCGTCTGGTTGTGCGCGATTCGATAGGCGTCCACATCTTTGCCGGACAGGCCGGTGATGATGAGCGCGGGCAGCTTTTTGATGCGCATGCGCTTCGCCGCTTCGAGACGGCCATGCCCTTCGAGCACGCTGCCATCCGGCAGACAGCCGATGGGGTCGCGGAACCCGAAGCGTTCGATGCTCGCGCAGAGGTGGTCGATCTGCGTGTCGTTGTGCATCTTCACGTTGCTCTCATCGGGCTTGAACCAGCCGATGGGTTTCTCCACCAGTTTAGACGTTGCCATTGAGCAACCCTCCGCCTTGTTCCACGCGCTCGCTGCCATCGGCAGACGACAGGCCCGATTCAGATACGAAGCGCATCAGGGCTTCGCCTTCACCGAGGTCCGGGTATCGATCCTGCAACGCGCGCATGAACACCGCGAAGCGGTTCTTCTGCACGGTGCTGTCCCATATCACGTCGTATTCCTGCGGCACCGGGCGACCACCACGGCCAGTGCGCGGCACCTCGGGGTCGAACATGCGCAGCACGTTCTCCGCGATTTCGTCAGGAAAGCCGAGCATGTTGTAGGTCAGGTCTTCGCCGTCGCCCACCAGTTCACCCAGCTTCACCGCGAGCAGTTCGAAGTCGAACGTCGTGGTCAGCGTGATCTTGTTGTGTGCGATGCGGTAGAGGTCGGCTTGGTCGTTCGTGAACTCGTGCAGCACGATGCAGGGCACCGTTGCGAGGTTCAGGATTTGGGCCGCTTGCAGGCGTCCGTGACCTTCCACGACCGTGCCGTCCGGCAGGATGCCGATGGGGTCGTTGAAGCCGTAGCGTTGGATCGAAGCGAGGATGAGGCCCACGTCGTCGTCACTGTGACGCTTCGCGTTCTTCTCATACGCAATCAGGCTCGATACCGGTTTGGTTTCCAGCGTGAGTTTCATGTTGGTGGACACCTGTAGGTGATAGGTGCCGCCAGCATAACGGTTCGTGGACGTTAACGAAACGGCCCCGCGAATCTTTAAGAAAACGCAGGGCCTATTTTGAAACCAGTTGCACGACGCTCAACATTGGGCAAAGCACCCATGTGGCAAATCGTTGAGTAGTTGCAGAGCAATCTCGCTGTCCGTTTTCGTGGACAGTTCGCGCTCGCGGTGGTCGAGGGCGTCCTTCAATTGCGCACCGGTGATGCCACCGGATTGCACCAAGTCCCAGCCGTGTTCAGCAATCTTCGACAGGGCATACGACAGCACGGCACGTTTCATGATAGTCCTCGGGTTCGTCGTACAGACGAACCCGATTGTTACCTACACATGCTTCGAGCGCAACGTCACTTCGAGAAGTCGATTGGGCAATTTCCACCGGCGCAGTCGATGTGCACCTTGTCCACGTCTTCCTGCATCGCTTCCTGAATCGCTGCCGCGATGGACTCGAACTCTGCCTTGCTCACTGCCTGTTCCGGGAGATATTCATAAGCACTGGTGTCGCTCTGCGGCATCACCGAGCAGCAGCGAACCTCGCTCTGATACTTCAACATCATCTCGCGGAACTCAGCGTAGTTCGTCACCTCGGGAACGTATTTCAACGTGTAACTGATCTGGTTGCCCATGTTGGCCGTCAGGTCTTGACCGCCTTCATCGGTGCCGTTGATCCAGAACTTCTCGCCCAGCATCAACCACTTGTACTGACTCTCGGGGCTGGCTTCACCGGCCAGCACGATGTTGTCACCCATGCCCAGTTCGGCAATCGCGAGCGTCGTCGGGAACCCAACCACCGTGGTGCCGCTATACGACTTCAGTTCCTTCACCGGGTAGCCAGCATCGGCATACTTCTTCACCAGCGGGTCGTCGTTGCGGAACTGCACCCAGCGCAGGTATTGCGCCATCGACGGCAAGTGCCAGCCCTCGGTCAGGCCGAACAGCTTCGACGTGGTGCCTGCGGGCTTGATGGTGGTCACGGTGTGCGGCTCGTTGACTCCCAGCTTGCGCGAGTATTCTCGGGCCTCATCCTGCGCCGCGCGGCTGTAGCGGGCCAGCGTGAACCAGAACGCAGCAGCGCGGATGCGTGCTTCGCTGTCCCAACGGAACCGCATGCTGTACGGGTCATCGAGGTATTCCTGATACGCCTCGAAGTCGGGGTTCACGAGGTCGTTGAACCCGGCTTGGAAGAACTTCCATGCGAACTCGTGGATGCCGGTGAAGCCCACGCCGATCCGATTGGTACGGGTCGTCTCGCGACGATACAGGCAGTCCATCGTGTTAACGCGGACCAGCGCGCGGACAGCAGCGCGTACCGCTTCCTCGCCTTCTACGATGGTGTCGGCATGGAACGGCACGACGTCAGCGATCACACAGTAGCCACCGAGCACCGTCAGCGAGATTTCGCCGCAGGGGTTCGTAATCATGTGATACGGCTTCTTCACTGCGCGCTTGGCGAGGCGCGACAGGTACATGCGGGTGTCGTCGTTGACGACGAACTTGGCCGACTGCGCCCACTCGCCATCTTCGAAGCCGGTCCAGCCGTCGTCCTTCTGCACCAGCTTGTCCGCGTTGATGATGCCCGGCTCGCCGGTGCCATCGCCATACGAGCAGGCACAGATTTCCTCGAACACATTGCGGGCATGCTTGGCCTGCGTGGTGGCGAACTCGGGGTCTGCCGGGTCCAGTTTGACCAGACGCCAGAACTCAGCATCGACGGTCACACTGTTGTTCGAAGACCACAGAAAGCCCATCGGCGGGTACGCGGTCTCTGCGCGGAACGCCTCGACTTGCTCGCGGCTCATGCCTTGGAACTCGATGGGCCGCTTCACGCGCACGAAGTCCACCACCGACGGGTCGCCCCACCACTTGGTTGCCATGCGGGCCGCGCGCCGCGCACCACCGACCAGCACGCACTCTGCGAAGTAGTGGTCGATGTACAGCGCTTGCTTCCACGGTTCCATGCCCGCGCCCTTGATCGTGCTCGCCTTGTTGAAGGCGTTCATCAGGGGCACCGGGCCGCTCGCCGGGCGCGACTGCATGCCGCCGATGGGCGAACCCTTCGGGCGCACGAGGGAGAAGTCCAGCACCAGCGTGCGGTCGCGGTGGACCTTCTCGAACGCGAGCACTTCCCACAACTCGACAGCCTTCGACCAGCCTTCGCGGGTGTCCGGCACTTCAAACCATACGTTGTCCCGACCTTCCGGGTACTTGTGCTTGGCGTCGCGGACCGACTCGTGCGCGGACCAGTCGAAGTCTGCATGCGCGGTGTCGAGCACGCAGTGCAGCGCGGGTGCGTTGTCCCAGTTCACGAGGATCATGTCGTCGTCATACGCGCGACCGACGCCGGAACCGTTGAGCAGCAGTTGGAACAGCAGGAACGTGGCCGCTGCGGTCGAGCAGTTGGTGAAGACTTCCTGATTACGATTGGGTTGGTCGCGGTCGCCGTGTTGCAGGTGACGGCCCGACATGAGGATGGTTGCTTTGGCGATGTGCTTGCGCAGCGTGGCGTACTCACGCTCCGCGTGCTCCGGGTCGGCCACGTACAGCAGGGCATTGCCTGCTGCCACGCGGTCGGCAACTTCACCCCAAGTCTCGAAGCGGGTATTCCCGTCCTCAGTTGGGATTTTGCGGAGTACGGTGCGCTCTGCAACAGCAACGCCCATACCCGGATGCAGTTGACGTTCGAACATGGTGTTTTCTCAGTGTTATGGAGTGGTGAGCGAGGATCATGCACCCACAAGATATAGTTCCGAAAGGGCCATTCGGTGCAACTGGTTGCAATTCAGGCACAAAAAAAGCCGGGCGGGTGGCCCGGCTTCTTCATGTGGTAAGACTTACGCGGTTTGCGTTTCGCCTTCCGTTGCATCGGCATCGCTGTTATCGACTACGCCGACTTCCACACCGAAGCGCTTCTCGATGGCGTCGAGCGCTTGGTCGAGGGTGATTTCGACGTTCTGGTTCGTCATCGCCCACTCAGCAACAATCATCTCGAACGACAGCGACAGCTTGTTCGCCGGGTCGCCTTCGATCTGCGAGCCTGCCGATTCCAGCGCGGACTCCACGAGTGCGGCTTGGTCGCCGAAAAGAACGAACGTGAACTTCTTCTTCGTCACCGTGGTGTCCGACTCGCCGTCACCGGCGTTGGCCGTGTTCGTCATGATGAACGACTTCAGTTCTTCACGGCTGTGGGCGGCGGCGTAATCCACGACGTCATCGAACGCTTCCTTCGTGACCTTGCCGACCAGTTCCTTCGCCTTCGACCAGCCGATTTCCGACAGACGACGCTCGTCCACGCCCAGCGAGCGGAAGTACGAGTAGATCGTGATGAGGTACATCGCCTTGCGGTACTGGATGCCCAGTTCTTTCTCGACGTAATCCGCGAAGCCGCGCTTGCCTTCATACCCGGCCAGCTTGTGCAGACCTTCGTTGTAGATGTGCGACAGCACACCGCCCAGCGTGAAGTACGTTTCTTCCGTCTGCGTCGCCAGTTGCTTTGCAGCAGCGAGCGCATCCTGACCAGCGAGCGCGGCGGTCACGGCGTCCGTGTCGCGGTACTGCACGACTTGACCTTCGACCACACGCTTCGGAACCGGGGCTTCTTCGACCGGGGCCGGGGCGGCGACTTCAGCCTTCGCTTTGCCCTTGCCCTTCTTCGCTGCCGGGGCCGGTGCGGCTTCTTCCGCCTTCGGGGCTTCTTCAGCCTTCGGCACCACCAGCGGTGCTTCCTTCGCCTTCGCGATGTTCTTTGCTGCCTTGGCATCTGCCTTCGAGACCGGGGGCGCGTTGCGCGCTTCCGTCTTCGCTGCCGCCTTCGCTTCCTGCGGCGTGACCGGGCCTGCCTTCACTTCGTCCGGGAACACCATGTCAACGATCTTCTCTTCGTCCGGCTTGTCGAGCGTTTCCTTGACGATCACGTCGTAGCCGTCTTCCGCCGTGCCGCCCTTGCGGGCCTCGATCACGAGGATTTGGCCGGGCACGAGCAGCTTGTCTTCCTCAGCCATCGTCGTGTCAGCGTAGCCAAGGAACTCGACTTCAGCGCCCACGTCGTAGAACGGTGCCGCTTCGAGTACGGTTGCTGCCGGTGCTGCCTTCGCTGCTGCTTTCTTAGCCGGTGCCTTCTTTGCTGCCGGTGCCGAGGTTGCCGCTGCTTTCTTCGTTGCCATGATGTGTGTCTCTCCGGGGTGAGGGGGTAGTACCTAGTTGGGTTGGTTCGCGTTGTTCGCTTGCCATGACTGAATACTAGGTGCCGACGGATATTTAGTCAATAACTTTTTGAACCTAGTTGCAAAATATTTTACTCAGCCTTTGCGATGGCCTCTTGCTGCACTGCGGTCATCTTGACGGCATAGCCGAGGTGTGCCGCGCCCATCAGTGCGAGACCGCACGCATCGACTTCATCGTTG